GAAATGGAAAGAAAAGAAAAAGCAACTGCATTTGTTGAAAAGATGATGAAAGAAGAAAAAAATGGCCAGCTTCGCCTGGCAGTATAGGAGGGAAAGATGCTGACAGCAAAAGATCTTGAAAAATATCATCAGGTCGCAGAGCGGATCCTGAATGCAATGGACAACAGCCCGGTGCCGATCAGCTGGCACGAAATGGACAGAATGGCATTGCAGAGCGTTATCGCAAAGGAATTGATTCTCATTGACAAGGAGGCAAGGAAATGAATGTATGCAAGGTGCCAGATATGTGCAAAGACATGGAATATAAGTATATCACAGAAGATTCCAAAACAAGGGTATATCTGTCCGTGGTGCGAGAATTCAATGAGGCAGAATATGAGAAATACTACATCCGCAAAAAGAAAGAGAAAGTGAGAAAGAGAATCCTTTTTATTGCAAGAGCTTTGAAGTATGCACTTCCAGTCCTGGCAAGCACGATTCTTTACAATATGCTTTCAAATAAGCTTTATCTTGAAAGAGGGAGCTATGAAATTGGCTCAGAAATAGTTTTTGTTGGAATATTCGGCATCGCACTGTTTGGGTTTCTGAATTGGTTTATAGGAGGTGATGAACATTAAAAAGGTCTTGGATAATAAGGGGAAAGCGGAGTGTAGACGGCACCCACGATCCTATCCAAGACCAGTCAGAACTTTAAAAAACAGGTTTGAGACCCATTGTTTTTAAGTCAACGTCATTTTATCACAAAAATAGGAGGTTATCAAGTAGATGAAAGATGTTTTAGGAAGCTTGCCGGAAGTTATCACGGCATACAAAAATTACAATCTGCTGGTTCCTACAGCAACGGACGTGCAGCTCAATCCATTCTACAAATTCCATGTAGAAGAGGTTCCAGTCGATCTGGGTGAGAACAGCGGAGATATTTTCAAGGTTGGTTCAGTTAAGACAGGTAAGCAGGATGAGAAAGGAAAAGACATCTGGGAAGATGTGTTTTCTTTATCTAAGCCTTTGCTCAACAAAATGGCTATGGCAGCCGGTATCCAGTTCAATCCAAAGGAAACATATGGTGAGCGTATCGACCGGGTTACATATCGAGCACAGGCTCAGGGAGCTATGCGCAAGGCTGACGGAACAGCCAGAACAGAAACTGACCAGAAGGTGATCTGTCTGGAAGATGAAGAAGAGAAATACCGCATTGAGTTTGCTGACAAAGCCACAAAAGGCATTACTGATGAAAAACAGGCACAGGCAGCTGCGGAAATCTTTTCTGGACAATGGGTGGAATCCAAGAATAAATGGGGGAAGAAATGTCAGGCCTTTGTGGTTGCGAAAGAAGATAGAGACAGATACATTGATCGCTCCGTCATGGTAAACATGGCACTGCTGAAAAAGACCTGGGCTGAAAAAGCTATGACCGGTGCGAAGCTTCGTGTTATAAGAGCTCTGCTTGGTGTAAAAGGCACATACACAAAGGCGGAATTGCAGAAGAATTTCGCTATCCCAACAGTTATATTTTCACCTGATTTCTCGGATCCACAGGTCAGACAGGCAATGCTGACACAAGGCATGAACTCCGTGAACAATATGTTTGGTACACCACAGATAGCAGTTAAGAGCGTGGATTTCGAATCTGAAAGCACAGTATTTACTCAGGATGATTTGAATAATCCAGCATATGCTTCGGATACAGAAAACGAAGATGATTATCCACCAATGCAGGAGCCGGATATTGCTCCCGAACCGGAGCCAGAACCAGAGCCGGATAGATCGGCAGATTTCCAGTGTTCCAGATGCGGTGAGATCATAAATGAAAGAGTTTACGAATATTCAATCAATAAATTCGGAGAGCCACTTTGCATTAAATGTCAGAGAGGAGGCGGACGCAGATGAAAATAATAAAGGTATCAACAGAACTGGAAATGTCCGTACATGAATTTCCAGAAGGAACCATGAGAGAACAGAATAAAGTCTTGTATGGCTTGATCGGGAATGACTGTGACCTTGTAGAACATGTAATGCCAAAGAGATTATACACAGAACTGAAAATGCCATCCAGCCCTGTTAAAGAACCAGGGAAGTGTGTGAGTATGCTGATCGATGAAGAGGGAAGACTGAAGCCGAACAAAGCAAATCTGATCGGAAGTTATCTTTACGAGTTTGATAAACATGGATGCCCCATTGTTGGAAATATTCTCTTTATCGGAGAAAAGATGGGAGATGATGGCGTTGAATTCTGCGGAATTAGCGAGGAGAACTTTTCACTTTTGGAAACAGAATTAAAGAACATGATCACAGCAATGAAGGCAACAGTAAAGGAGATGAGCAAATGAAAATACTTCATACTGCTGACTGGCATATTGGCCAGTTTAAAGGACCTGTAGTGGACGGAGTAAATCTCCGTTCGCAGGATACAGTAAAATGTTTGGAATATATGGTACAGGTAGCTATAGAAGAGAAACCGGATATCGTTTGCGTATCAGGAGATATCTTTCACCAGGAACAGGTTGGCCCCGTGAGGTATTCAGACGAAATGATTACGGCAACGAACATCATTACATCATTAGCACATTTTTCGAAGTATGTGATCGTGATGCGAGGCACTCCAAATCACGATGGAGCTGCTCAGTTTAGAGTTCTTGAACGGATGCTGCTTAATATTAGAAATGTAGATGTTGTTACAGAACCAGGAGTAATAAAGACTCCATGGGCAGACATTGCCTGCCTGCCGGGATTTGACAAACAGGAGTTCAGAGCAAAATTTCCTGGTTTATCTGCAGACGAAGAAAATCTTGCATGGACGAAATATATTTCAGATATGGTTTTTGCATTGAGAGCAGAGTGTGAAAAGACTCCGATTCTCATGGCACATTATACGGTTCCTGGTTGCAACATGGAATCAGGGCAGACCTCCTTCTTCACAAACTTTGAGCCGGTCATTCCAAGAGAAGCTTTAATGGCCGCAAGATATGAGGCGGTGCTTCTTGGACATATCCATCGCCCGCAAATCATTGAAGGACTTGACAATGTATTCTATTCCGGAGCGATCAATGCAATGAATTTTAATGATGAAGGACAGGATCGCGGATTCTGGATTCATGAATTTAATGAGAAAGGCACTCTGGTAAAAGGACATAGATGCACTACTCCATACAGACAGTTCCACACTATCACCTGGGATCCTGATGAAGTTGGCGACTATATCCGTGAAGGGGCTATGTATCTTCACAGAACAGGCATTTCAGAAGATGTGACGAATAAGATAGTCCGGGTGCGGTATTCCTGCACATCTGAACAGAAAAAGGCGCTCAACATTCCACTACTGCAAAAGAACCTGTATGAGCTTGGTGCGTTCTATGTGGCAGATATTGAAGCAGAAAGCACTATTGACATCACGAACCGCGGGCTTCTCTCGGAGGAAAGCGACCCAAGGTTGAATCTGAAAAAATGGTTGGAGGAAAAGACATTTAAGAATCCAGACAAAATCGTGGAGCTTGCCGAGCCAATCATAGCAGAAGCCATGAAACAGAGTACCACCGCAGAGATTCACGGTGTGTTTAAGCCGGTATCTATTTCTGTCAGAAATTACAGAAACTACAAGGAAGAAAACTTTGATTTTTCAGACATTTCATTCTGCACGATCAATGGAGTAAACGGTGCAGGAAAGAGCAGCCTTTTCATGGATGCTATTGTGGATTGTCTGTTTGAAGAAACCCGTGAGGGAGACTGTAAGGCGTGGATCCGAGGTACAGAGGATGCAAGAAGCGGTTCCATAGAATTTATTTTCGACATCGGAGAGAAACGATTCCGGGTAGTTCGCACCAGAACAAAATCCGGAAAACCAACACTGAACTTGTCACAGTATCAGGAAGAAAGTGCTGACTGGATGAATCTGTCCAAGGAAAGAATCATTGACACACAGGCTGAAATCGAGAAGCTTCTTGGTATGGACAGCATGACATTTCGCAGCTGCGCATTGATCATGCAGGACCAGTATGGATTATTCTTGCAGGCGAAGAAAGATGAACGTATTGCTATCCTTGGAAATCTGCTCGGGCTTGGAATCTATGGAGTAATGGAACTGGATGCCAGAAAGAAGCTTGCGGATGCAAGAAAGGAGCTTGCTTCTAAAAAAGAAGCCGTTCGGATCAAGACTGACTTCATTAAGGCTCAGGGAAATCCAGAGGAAGAACTGGAGACAGTAGAAAAAGATATTCATAAAAAGCAGGAAGAACTTGAAAATCTGGATGAATCCAGAAGAAAACTGCTCGAACGTCAGGAAAAAATATCTGAGGCAGAGAAAGAAAGCGAAAAAGCGAGAAGTGAATTAAAAGAATGCTCTGAGGAATGCAGTGCCATGGAACATGACCTGGAATATTCAAAGCAGACGCTGACAGCGTGCAATAACCTTTTGGAAATGGCGGATGTGATACGGGAAAAAGCAAAACAGCATTCAGAATTATCTTTGCAGCTTTCTGGCGTAGAAAAGGACGTTATTAAATACAAAAATGCCAAAGAGACATTGAACGGTTACACCGAAGAGGCTGACCGTTACCAGAGGATTATTACAAAGAGCAAGCTCAGAAATGAGCAGATAGATTCTCAGATTTCTCTGCTGAGTTCCAACGTTCCGACTGATCTGGAATACAGACTTGAAGAATTGAATCGCAAAAAAGAGGAACTTGATAGCCAGCAGGAAAAGAGATACCGTGCATCTGTTGCAGATCACGAACTGCAGCAAATCAGATCATCATATTCGCAGCAGATATCAGATGCAAAAAATAAACGTGATTATCACCAGACAAGGCTCAGGGAAATAAAACAGCAGGAAGAATTTATGAAAAATTCCGGATGTCCGGATATCGAAAATGCAAGTTGCCGATTTCTTGCAAAAGCAGTTGATGATGTCAAAAACCTTCCTGTTGAACGGGGCTGCTTGCAGAAGTTTGAAAAAGAAATCGAAACGCTGACATCTGAAATGAACAAGAAGGTAGCGGAGAAACAAAAGAAAATTTGGGAGATCGGATACAATCCAGATCAGCTGAAGTTGTTGCTCATACAGGTGAATGGACTTGCAAAATATGAACGCATAAAGAAAGATGCGGAGCAAAACAAACTCGAAATTGCCCGTTTAGAGGCCGAAAAGGAATCGAACGATAAAAATATAGGGCAGTGCGAGGAGAATCTGCTACAGGTCAAATCAAAGGCCTCTGAGATAACGGAAACAGTTAATGAACTATCGAAATCAGTTGACAGACAGGAACAGATCAAACAGCAGATGGCTCACCTGCAGACTTATGTAGAACAGGAAAAAGAACTTCCTGTTTACGAAGAAAGAAAGCAGCATGTTCTTGAAAGGATTGAGAGCATGGAAAAAGAGATGGAAAAACTTACTGACAGAAAATTCATTCTCTCTTCTCAGCTGACTGGTATGGATACCATGATAGAAAAAATGAAGGAAACATTTTCGACAGATATGGTAGAAGAAACAGACAGGCAGATTCGCAGTAACAAGGAAACTCTTGGAGAACTGCAGATCCAGAAGGGAGTACTCCTTGAACGTCTGGAAAATATCGATACCATGCGAGACGAAATCTCCATGCTGAATAATGGAATTGCTGTAGCTGCCGGCAGAGCGGACTGTTACGAAGCATTAAAGCAGGCATTTTCACAGGACGGAGTTCCGCACCAGATCATCAGGAACATCATTCCTCATATCACAGATACTACGAACAATATTCTCGGCCAGATGACTGGTGGAACGATGGGAGTGGAATTTGTGATGGAGCGCACCGTCAAAGGAAAGGACGGAGACAAGGCAACACTGGATGTTCTGATCAACGAATATGGCAAGACAACTCTTCCATACGCTTCCAAGAGCGGAGGCGAGAAGGTAAAAGCTTCTCTTGCCGTTATCCTTGCACTGTCCGAGATCAAGGCAACAGCGGCAGGAATACAGCTTGGAATGCTCTTTATTGATGAACCACCATTCCTTGATGATGAGGGCGCACAGGCTTATGTAGATGCCCTTGAGGCGATCCGTGATCGGTATTCCGATGTGAAGATTATGGCAATCACTCATGACGATGCCATGAAAGCGAGATTTGGCCAGGCTGTGACAGTAATTAAGACAGATGATGGTTCAAAAGTAATCTACTAACAGGAGGGGAAGATGGCAGATAAGAAAACTTATTATTACCTGAAACTTAAAGAAGGCTTCTTTGATTCAGAAGATATGCTTCTCCTGCAAGGAATGAAAGATGGATATATCTATAGCGATATCTTACTTAAACTCTATTTAATGAGTTTAAGACAGGACGGCCGGCTTATGTATAGGGGAATTATCCCTTATACGCCGGATATGGTGGCAACAATTACACACCATCAAGTCGGAACTGTTGAAAAAGCAATGAAAGTGCTGACATCCATGGGATTCATTGAAATTTTGGATAATGGTGCAATTTATATGCTTGATATCCAGAATTTTATAGGACGGAGTTCTAATGAAGCCGACAGGAAAAGAGAGTACAGAGCAACTATAAATGCCGAAAAATCAAGGATTATTGAAGATAAAGAAGGACAAATGTCCAGACAAATGTCGGACGTTCGGGCACCAGAGAATAGAGATAAGAGAACAGAGAATAAAGATAAAGAGAATAAAAACATTAGCTTGGAGCTTAAAGACTCCAAGCAGAACACGTTCATCTCTCTTCCACTGATTACAAACTCAGGAAATTATGATGTGACATTTGATTACCTCAATTCACTGAGAGAACTGTTTCCGGCACTGGATGTTGAACAGGAGTTTAGATCAATGGCGGCATGGCTCGACAGTCACCCTCGTAATCGTAAGACACCGAGCGGAATCAAGAGATTTATCACTGGTTGGTTAGAACGTTCACAGAATTCAATGCCGGCATCCAGAACACCGCAAGCACCTGCAGCTACAAAGAACATGTCAACGAATCAGTATATGGAGGCAACGGCCGGCTGGTGCGAAGGGATGGGTGATTGAAGTGACACCTCAAGAGTTTGATTTTATCAGAGCTTCAATCAAAAGTGCCTATCCAACATTTAATGTCATGCCAGACCAATACAGCATCAGGATGTGGTACCGCATGCTTGGAGATCTGGACTATAAGCTTTGCGAAACAGCATTGATGGAACTGTTTGCCACTCATACATACCCGCCGCAGATATCTGAGATACGGGAGAAATGTGCAGAATACACAGTTCCACACCTCAAAGACCAGGGAGAAGCCTGGGGAGAAGTCCAGAATGCCATCAGCCAGTATGGATATTACAGGCAGGAAGAGGCGCTGGAAAGCCTGACACCAATAGTCAGAGAGGCGGTAAAACGGCTTGGCTTCCGGGAGATATGTCTTGATGAGAACCAGGATGCTGTCCGAGCGCATTTCTTCAAGATATATTCAACCCTGATCGAGCGCAAGACGAATGATGCAAAGCTTCCTCCGAGTATTCTGGAAGCGAAAAATAAATATATTGCACAGCTTACCACACACGAAAATGCGGCAATAGAACAACAGCACCGGGACCAGATAGCAGAAGAACCAGAACGTGCGACACCAGAGTATATAGATATGCTAATGCGGGAACACGGATTCAAGAGGTGACAGCATGGAGCAGATAGAGAAAATACAGGGAACAGAGAAAGAATTCATAAAAGTCTTTCAAGAGCTGTGTTACAGCCGGAGTTCATGGCAGGTGTGGGCCGATCTAATGGCGGCAATGGCTTGCACACTGGCGAATTCGGTTGATAAGACGGAACCGAGATACACTGCAAGAGAGAAAGAATATGCAGAGTGCATCAAACG